TGTCTGCTCTATGGGCGGCTTTTAAGGTAGTGGACTTTTTTATATAAACCTGCTACAGTGTTCGTGGTACTTTCTAACAAAGGTCTATGGGAAATGAAAGCTTACGAGGAACAGGATACTATTGATGCGGTGAGAAACATAAAGAGATTGGCAGGTCGTCTGAAAGAGGCCGATTTACTTGAGGTTCTAGCTCGTGACGACCAGCCCAACAACACTCGTGAGCCGGACCTGTACCATAGGTCAGTAAGGAGTATATGCGGTGAGAAATCTAAGGGTACTGGACTTATAGGAGTATCACATACATTAGCTAATGCGGTGAGTGTTCTCGGTTATTTGCTGGAGAAAGCACCAAAGCCAGGCAGGATAAGCACTCTGGAGGACTGCTTAGCTTGTGGCGAACCGGCCTTTGGTAAGGTCAAAGGTGGTCTATGTGGCTTATGTCAACACGAATGCCGTCAGTATTGTGGCACTAATAGAGGCAAGACTAGGGCTGACTTCCTAACATACAAGAGAAGCACAATGAGCAGGACAAATGAGAATGAAACAGGCTAGTATGATAGACTATATAGAGCAGCTAAATGAGGACGACTCTGCCGAAACACTGACAAGAGACAATGGCAAGACATACCGGCCTCGTGATGCTAAATGGGATGATGATATAGATCCACATCTTATTGTTCATCATGACATAGATTTAATAGGTGAACCTTACGATAGCAATGCGGTGAGAAAGTGCTTTGCTTGTATGGTAAATAGATGTGTTAAGGGTTCTATTTACTGTCTATCTTGTGCTTACAAGAGAAATCGCCGGATCAATGCTAAATGATTTACCGGTTAATGTGGTATAGACATGTCAAATAGTAATGCGGTGGAGAATCTATATAAAGCTGCTAAGGCTGTACTTGACTGGCACGAAGGTACATACTTCGGAGGTTATAGTCCGTACGAATGCACGTACTGTGAGTGCAGTTTGTGGGATCAGTATGACCACGAGACTCAAGACTATCTATATCTACCGGTCAAACACTATTTAGACTGTGAGTATCTAACATTACGTAATGCGGTGGATGATTATGAGCATGCTTTGACAGTAGAAGCGCCTATTAATGTCTAGACTTCCTCGATCATGCAAGTGTGGTCGATTACATAGGTCTGGTGAGCGTTGCCCATTGATAGGTGCGCCCCTGTCTTCTATAGGGTATTGGCCCGCACTACGTAAGAAGATTCTAATCCGTGATTCGTACATATGCTGGCTTTGTGACTTACCGGGTGCTAATACGGTAGACCATGTAATGCCACGTTCTTTAGGCGGAACTAATGACGAATGGAACCTAAGAGCAGCACATAGATCCTGCAATAGCAAGAAAGGTGTCAGCTAATATGGCATATGTTGAGAATACTACAGGCACTGCAATGCTCTATAAAGGTCATGCGGTGCAATGTTTAGAGGTTATAGAAGTTACAGACTTAGAAGCTATTAGCTTAGTCCGTTGTGGATGGTCTGTTCCTATAGATAAGAGTGCGTCGAATCAGTCCGGTGGATCCGTTGTTAGGTCCGCTGGGAAGAGAGGCGCTCTACCTGAAACGGAAACCCTTTATAAGCCTCTCGATTCTTACTTTATTGATGCGGTAGGACTTCCTAAGCCTACAAGTCCATTCTTATATGGTAATGGTGCTCCTATTCACCTAGCTTGTAATGACAGATTAGGTGACTGTACTTGTGCAGGTTGGGTCAATGGTGCTGAGATAAGTGCTGAGATTTCTGGTGTTTCCTATGTATACCCAGGAGACAATGCGGTGGAAGTTGGATACTTTAGCCTTACAGATGGTGAGGATACCGGATTACAGCTGACACAAGTTATCAAAGCAGGCTCGAAACCTGGCGGGTTTCTCGGCCTTGAGGTTGTAGGTGCTGCGAGTGTAGACATACATGACTTTGACCTTGTAAAGACAGTGCTTTATAACTTCGGATGGCTTTATTTGGCATTCGCACTGCCACAGTCTGCAGAGGATGACTTTGCGCAAGGGTTGCCGTGGCGTGTCTCGAACCCGGCGAGCGAGCCTGTCGGTGGTCATTGTGTCGTCGGCAATGGTACGAAACCTGTCTTAGCTAAAAAGTTGTCAGTAGGACTGAACCTTCTTGACCTGGAATCGTGGGGTAGTCTCACCGAGTGTTCCGAGGATTTCTGGAAGGTATATGGCTTACAGGCGTTCGTCCTTGTACCTAAATGGTACGTAACGCAAGGTCACGACGCTGTACAGCACCTCAATCAGGCAGCCATGCTGGACGACCTGCGTGAGATTGCACAGTGTAGATAACCCTTATATCATAAGGTGTATCTCCCACTAGTACTCAATGCGGTGGCGATCTAGGACCCATACAAGTGCCATTATATATATGGCATATGTCATTGTCATTGTGTTGTCAATAGTTGTTGTGTTGTGTTGTGTTGTGTGAGTCTGCCTGTACGTAGGTTAACCTTGTAGGCCAGTGTAGTGTAGATAACCCTTATATCATAAGGTGTTTATAGTATATAGATAACCCTTATATCATAAGGTGTATCTCGTGTAGTGTGTTGTCATTGTGATGTCATCATATGTACTGGCACTGTGATGTCATGGTCTAGGTGGCCTTCTTCCTGGAACTGACCGGTTACGCATTAACATCACTACCACAACACTACCACAATCACCTTTATTTCATTGATGATTGTCTGTCATACAAGTCATGTTGTGTGTAGTGTTGTGACACAATCTCATACAAGTCCCATAATATAAGGGCTTTCTCGTGTTGATGCATGGCACTGTCTATATAGGATGATGCTTTACTTATAGCAAGTATCTCTATAGATACCCCCTTGAATAAGCTCTATCTTACTAAGCATGTTAGCTTGTATAAACAGGAAGATAGGGGGTACCCTGAACCCCTATGGACTTGTTGCGATTCTCACCCCCGCCTCAGCTGGCATTTTGTACGTGTTATAGAGCTTCTATAGTCTTGTACGGTTAAATAGCCCCTGACCAGGCATGTTTTTAGCAGCGACTCATATCATGCGACAGTCCTAGTGCCACTACCTGCACTTTTCCTATAGAGAGGCCCTGCTTTCATAGAGTGCTATTCTGTAGGGCTATAGATATCAAATAGGGTAAATAACTTTTGAGTCTATTTACCTTTTCTAGCCACCCACATAGGAGAGCCTGATGGCCGTTGCAACTCGGGGTCCCGTCCCCAAACGATCAAACACAAGACGCCGAAGGAACACTGGGTCTGAGCCGACCGTCATCTCCAGCAGGCCGACAGAGATTCCATACCCGGCTGACTCCAAGTGGCTGCCTTCTGTTAAGAGGTTGTGGGAGTCATTAGCTCAGTCCGGTATGTCGCAGTTTTTTGAGCCTACCGACTGGGCCTTTGGGTACATCACACTGGGTGTACTGAATGATGCATTGACGAATACAAACAACACTACCGGCCAGATTTCCCACGCTGCCATCACAGGGATACTGGCCTCATTGTCACGCCTTGGTGTCACTGAGGGTGACCGGCGTAGGTTGCGTATTGAACTGGAATCTGAAGCGCCTGAGGGTGATCCTAAGATTGCCATAATGGCTGACTATAGACGCATACAAAAGGGAGCATAACATGGGGTTTCAATCTGATTCACAGGCCGGTGTTCGAGAGATGAATGAGTATACGGCTGACACGATTGCTCAGCTGGTGGTAGAACCAGAGACACCTGCTGTTGCCATTACTGCTGATGGTCATATTTGTGTATGGAAAACCGGCGCTTGGACTGACATTTTCTCTGTGGAGAACATTGTTGGTGCTACTGGTGCGACAGGTGTACAGGGAGTCACTGGCGCTACGGGTGCTATAGGTCTTCATGGCGCTACGGGTGCTGGTGCGACAGGTGCGACAGGATCTATTGGCGCTACGGGTGCGACAGGATCTATTGGCGCTACGGGTGCTGGTGCGACAGGTGCATAAGGAATACCATGATCGAGTTGCCCGCTCCAAATAGAACATTAGGTTGGGGAGTCCTCGACTGGTCCACTCAATGGCTGCTTCAGCCTGACGGGCCAGACGCCGGTAATCCGTGGAAGTACACTACCGAGCAAGCACAAATGGTTCTGGTCTGGTATGAGGTGGATGAGGTTGGTAGGTTTCTCAGGCGTCGTGGTGTTATTCGACGCATGAAAGGATGGGGAAAAGACCCTTTTCTAGCCGCCCTGTCTTACGCTGAAGCGTGTGGGCCAGTGCGGTTCGGCGGTTGGGATGCCAACGGGTTTCCTATAGGGATACAGCACACTGCACCTTGGATACAGATAGCCGCCGTATCCAAGGACCAGACCAAAAACACTATGACCTTGTTCCCTGGCTTGACTAGTCCTGAACTCAAGAAGACATTCGACGTGGATCTAGGCAAGGAGATTATCTATGTACGGGGTGGAATCGGACGTATTGAAGCTGTCACGTCGTCCCCAAGATCACTTGAAGGAGGCCGTCCGTCGCTGGTTGTCCTTAACGAAACACACCACTGGCTCGCCAATAACGAGGGCCTGGAAATGGCAGATGTTATCCGGCGAAATCTGGGTAAGTCAAGGGATGGTTCTGCTCGGTCCATTGAAATCACGAATGCCCATTTGCCTGGTGAGGGATCGGTAGCCGAGCTTACGTACAATGCTATCAAACAGGGTGAGATTGCTGGTGTCTGGTATGACGCTCGTGAGGCTCCTGAGTGCCCTGACTTAACGGACGAAGTGAGAGTTAAGGATGCACTAACATTCGCTCGGGGAGATAGTTATTGGGTAGACATTGACCGGCTGTATGATGAAATCATGGACCCGGCCACACCAGAGTACAAGAGCCGCAGGTTCTACCTGAATCAGGTCGTACTGGTGGATATTGACAGGTGGTTGCCACAAGGTGTGTGGTCTACACTGGCTGATTATGAGTACCATATTCCCGAGCATGATCGTGTCGTTTTGGGCTTTGATGGTTCTTATAATGGGGATGCTACTGGGCTAGTTGCTGTTACTATTGATAGGCCAATACCCTTTGTTCACTTGCTTTCTTTGGAAGAAAGACCCTATGGGGCAGTCGAGTATAGGGTTCCTCGCCAAAAGATCATGCAGGACATACGTACTGCTTGTGCTTACTACAATGTAGTCGAGGTAGCGGTTGACCCGGCCCTATGGCAGTCGGACCTAGAGCAGTTGATGGATGAGGGTTACCCTATAGTCGAGTTTCAACAGCGTGGGCAGCGCATGATAGAGGCTACACAGCGCCTTTATGAGGACGTTACTAGGTCAAGATTCAGCCATGATGGTAGCCCAGACCTAGCAAGACACATGGCAAATGCTTGGGTAAAGGACCCACTTAACCCAAGGATTCAAAAGGAAAACCAGTCCTCTAGGAACTGGGTGGACATGGCAGTTGCTACGGTCATGGCATCACAGAGGGCTAAGGAAATCGCTATGGAATCTCAGTTTGCAACCGTGATCTTCGGCAGTGATTACACACCTGTTGAACCTGCACCGGCACCACCGAGAGGTCCACAGTTCCCCAAGATCTTGACACAAGCGGATATGTTAGTTCCGAATCAAATGGAAAACCTAGCAAAGAAAGGTCACCCGCATGACCACATTTAAGGAATGGTTAAAGCTTCCGACATTTCGTGCTCGGCCACAGTTGACGTTCCCAGTGGCCAACTATGTCGAGTTTGCTGGAGCCTCTATGTTGACTACAGGGGTCTATCTTCTCGCCGGTCTAGGTTGGGCACTTGTGGCTGGCGCACTGATTCTCATAGTGGCTTCCGAGCTAGTTCTCGGAGACAATCTTTCAGTCACACTGCCTCGCCCACCACACCCCATAAGAAGGTTGCGGCGTGCCCATTCCTAAGGTATTTCATAGGATCTGGCTTAAGGGATCCCCACCTATGCCTCAGCAGTTTGTGGATTGGGGCAGGTCTTGGCTGTACTACAACCGTGACTGGGAGATGAAAACCTGGACTACATGGCCGGAATGGGGAGTTAATAAGGAAGAGTTTGACACGGCCCAGAACTTTGTAGCTGCCTCGGATGTTCTGCGGTATGAGATTCTGTATCACGAGGGCGGCGTTTATATAGATACAGACTTCGAGTGTCTTAAGCCTATAGGTGCTCTTATTGAGCCTTGTGATGCCTTTACTGCTTATGAGGGACCGGGTGTAGAGACAGCATCTTGTGCAATCACGGGGGCTGTTCCTAATCATCCAGCCTTCAAGAGTCTTGTCGAGTGTTTGCCACAATCTGTTAAGCTGTGGTACGGCCCTAGTGCTGAGCGAATGAAGGACTATCCTTACGGTTATGTTCTCTATCAGGTGGCTATGACTGGCCCAAGGTTCTTTACACGAGTCCTCTCAATACACCCGGAAGTTCACATCTTTGATTCCACACTGTTTTACCCGTTGAGGTATGCAGACAAGTTTGATTGGCAGCCTGAGAAATATCCTGACGCTTATGCTGTTCATCACTGGGCAGCCACATGGATTCCAGAAGAGAGTTTGATTCAATATGACTATTAGCCAGCGGCAGCGTCAGATACAGCAAAGAGCTTTTCCACTCTCGTCGGGTGGCTGGGGTGGTTGGATGAGTGATCCTGCTGCGATTCCACCGCCTGGTGTATATAATCAAGCCATTGCAGGTGTCATTGTCAATGAGAGGTCCGTTCTTTCGATCATGACTGTGGCTTCATGTATCCGTGTGTTAGGTGACGCTCTATCTGGGTTGACGATACATGTGCATAGACAGCAAGGAAACCGGCGCTCTTTTGCTGATCCTGAGGTTGACCCGCCCGATATCTTTGTGAAGCCATGTGCGGACATTGATCGTGAACAACTTGACTTCAATACGGTAGCTTCATGGGGATTAGCTGGCAATGCTTACTACCACATCATTGATCGTGGTCGAATGGATATGCCGACCCTAATAGAGTGTTTGAACCCAACACAGATGAAGTGTAATATGATTAAGGGTGTCAGGGTCTATAGGGTCGGGTCTGATATAGGACCTATCATCCCTAATAGGGACTTAATCCATGTTCCCTGGATGTCCTTGGCCGGTGGAATTATGGGCCTTAATCCCATTGAGATTGGGGCGGTTGGCTTTGGGTTACCTATCGCCATGAATGAGTACGCCTCACGGTACTTCGCACAAGGTATTCACCCTACAGGTGTTTTCTCTTTGGACAAGCCATTGAAACAGGAGGACAAGGACCGTATTATTGGCGAGCTGATGACACAACATGGTGGTCTGGCTCAGGCTCACACACCAATCATTCTCGACTCAAAGGCCAAGTGGCAACAGATTTCAGTTAGCCCACAGACTGCCCAGCTTCTAGAAGCTAGGGCTTTCTCACGCTCTGAACTGTGCGGTTTCTATGGTGTTCCGGGCCACCTTGTTGGTGATATATCCGCTGGTGGCTCTGAAGTGTATGGTAAGGGCCTTCAGGAAATGGTTATGGGCTTTGCTCTGTTTGCCCTGTCGGGCTATGTTCGTAGGTCAGACAGGATGTATACAGCCCTTCTTCCTGCTGGGTACTACGCACGGCGTGACGTGTCAGACCTATTTAAAACGAATGACGAAATGCTTGGTGCATTTATCAATGCCTTGCGTATGTCCGCCACTGCGACACCTAATGAGTGTCGTGAGTACCTTAAGCTTAAGCCTTCAAAAGAGGCCGGAGCAGACTCCTTGTGGGGACCAATCAACTCGGCACACTCGGACTTTATGCTTACTGGTGGTGGTGCATTGTCCGCCTCACCGGCTGCGGTTGATACAGGACAGGCTAGTAATACGCCATATCCAAGCACTCCTAGAACTCCGGGTAATGAGCCAGCGCCCGGCGCACCGGCAGGAGGTACGCCACCCGCTGCGGCTCCGGCCGGTAGAAGTCTTACTCCACGCTTTGCTCTAAGGAGAACTCGGTAGTGTTTACTAAGCGTTGGATACAGGTGACAGCATTTCATAAGGAACCTGTATGGATGTCCATTCCATTTGATCCTCTAGACAAGAGCACTAGTGACCGATTTGTCATGCTGGGTGGTGGACATATCCGGCTCCATTGGCAGATAACTGATACTTCCTTACGGGAGGTTCCTGTTATACCACCATGGGTCATTGACTATCGTCTTGGGGATGAAACCTTCCAACAGGAGGAACAAGGGCACGGTTGGCACGGTTACTTTGAGCCTGGAAAGGAAAGTATATCTGACCCGAGCGCTGATGCAGGGCAGAGTGGGGATACTCCACCTACTGATGATGTACCTCCTGTCGATTTGAATGACAATACATGGGAGACTTCTGGGCAGGAAATGACTGTTGATTCTTTTGAACAGGCATTGAATCAGAAGCCGGACGGTGGTTCGGTTAAACCTTCGGACGGATCCCAACCTCAGACTGGGTTTAATGTAGCTGGTGTTCAACAGCAGTTGCCATTTACGGCCAACATGCACGACATGGCTCAGCAGATGTATGACCATACGCAAGCTAATCCAGACTTGTATGCTCGGTCAGATATGTATGTGGGCTGGTGGCTACAGAGGGACGATGCTGGTAATCCAGTAGCCTTTGTGGTCGAGCCATCCCAGAAGGTAGAGAATCCGGCCACTGCTGCCTTGCTTGGTGTTCAGCGTAATCAGGACTCCATATGGAATAACGCACAGGGCATTTTTAACAAGCAAGAAGAGTTGGTAAAAGGTCTACCTGATGAGCACGGTAAGTATTCTGATGGGACTTATCAAACTACAGCCTCAATACCGTGCGGTGGTAACGGTAAGTTTGGTGAGCCAAATGCTAACTATGCTCCTAACTGTACAGCTTTTGGTCCTGTGGGACCGGCCTACCAGACTAACAGTGATCCTAATGGTCCCTATGTAAATACTAATGGGTCAACTACTGCTGATTTGAACCTATCCCAACACCTACAGGACTTAATAGAGGCTAATCTTGCTAAGCTTCCTGGTATGAAGGATGGGAATAAGTCCGTCAGAGATACAATGTATACAAACTTTATGCAGGCAGCACAGGGCTTTACTTGTGCTGAGGTTGCCTTTGGTTTGACGGCATATCCTATGTATCATAATGAGGCTCAAAGAGTTTCGGACACAACTCAGAATAGTCTTAATCCAATCAGCCCTACTCAAGTGGCAGGCATGATTGGTGCGACAATGCCTCGAACAGCCATAGCAGTAACTATGGGCGCTACGGACTTTATTGCTCAGGCCGTTGCTAATGATACACCTGTAGACCTGCCGTTAGATATTCTCTACCAGACCAATGAGTTGACGGGCGGGGATAAGGGTGTTCCTGATTGTAACATTCAGAATGGTGTTGCTCTATCCAAGCAGCCAAACCTGACTTCAGCCTCTCAAGCACTCATGAAGATGATGGTGCAGTCAGATAAAACAGCACCACTTGCTTTTGGTGCTAAAAAGGATGGTTCTCCTCTGGAGCTTACTCCGAGCTTCTGGCAACGTGGTATGGACAAGGCTATTCAGATTGCTATGGGGCATGAGTTTGGCAAACCAGATGTCCCAGTAACTAACTCCATTCTTGGTGCTCAGTCTGGCGCAATGAAGGGTCCAGATTTTGTTAATAACATTATTGATCCTAATGCTACTTCCTTCTCCACAATGGATACTGTTATGGTTCGGGCGGCATCGGGCGGTCAATGCTCGTCCTTTGGCAAAGTAAATGACAGTCCTGCTGTTATAAAGCAGGGTGAGATTGAGTGGAAGGGTGGATCTTACCCATTCTTGTGCGACGCTAATGAGCGGGCTGCTGCCGACTTCGGGTCCCAAGTGGGGTTTCCTGTGAGTAGCATTGAGATGCAGGCTATGCAGTGGGCGCACGAGGAAGACAGAACTTCAGGACACTCTGTTAGTGGTACAGGTTCTCAGGGTGTAGATTCTATTAACCCGACAGTCGGAGATTTCCCACCAGCCAGTTCGGCAGATCTGGCAACTCCTGGCGTACCACAAGCCAGGGATGTAACGGACATGGTTGAGGCTTTGGACATCATTGCACAAGGACCAAGCGACTCAGCAGTGGGTCCTGTTGGGCAGG